CAGACCCGCCGGTACGCCACACCCGCACGAAACGCGTCGGGCGCGGGTTGGGGACTTTCCCAACCACCGGCACCACCATTCGCTCATCGAGGAATGCGATCAGCATCGCCTCCACATCAGGGAACCTCATCGCATCGCACCCAAGGCACGATTGAGAACCTTCTCATCTGCCTCGCGACGACGGCCGACGTCGTCCACAGTCGTCACGAACGCTCGAGCGGTGAACTTGTGGGGCTTCGTCACGGCAGTGAACCCTGGGCCGGCAGCTCGAGCGCCACGCTCAGCGATTCGGGTCACCTCAGCCTGAACCTCCGTCGAGCGGAGAAGCTTCGAGATTCCGCCACGCTTCACCTTCACTCGCACCATCAGCCACTCACCACCTTCAACGCGATCGCCAAACCGTTCATGGAAGAGTCGTAAGGGTTGCGGAAATCGAGAGCGTCACCGTCAACCTCATAGGTGACGCCGCGAGCCAAGACGCGGTCACGAGCGCCCACCACAGCAGTCGAGGGGACGTACATCGTCGGCGTCGACACCACCCGGTCGTACCCCGGCAAGACGGGCTCAGACGATCCCCCGGGGTTCAATGCGTAGATGCCCAACGGGACAGGCTCCGCCCACGAATCGATCGTGTTGTTCCGGGAGTTCTTCACAGCACCGTTGAACACCTCATGCTGCACCGTCTCGCTGACGTACCTCATGGGGCCACGTAGAACGGCGAAGACGTGGGGATCATCGAGACGGTATACGCCGAACCAGACCGTGCACCCTGCAGTTTGGCGAGCTCGTCCTCCGTGAGGCCCAAACCGCCAGGCTGATTCCCACCGTACGTCTTCGAGGCCGTGTACGGCCCAGTCGTCACGTGGGTTTGGCGAATTCCCTCTGGGTTACGGAACACGCGCGTGACCATCGCCACGACGACATCCTTCGCCGTGTCCAACAGGTCGGTGCGGGAAGGTTCTTCGGCATCTTCCGCGTCGATGCGCGCCTGAATGTCCGGCACGCGGTACTTGACCTCACGTTCTGCCTTGCCGATCCATGACGTTATCTTCGCTGTGTCAGTGGGGACACCCTCACCGATCCACGCACCGGTCACGTCTCCGTGAGTAGTCCAAGGGGCCATGACTCCTCCAATGCCGAACGTTGTCAGGGAAGGCGGGGATGACAGCCGAAACCGTCACCCCCGCCAAGCTGGCTAGACCGCGAGGCCGCGAATCACACCGTGCGCGAGCGGGTTGCCGTACTTGAGGCCGATCTCGCCGTAGATCTGCGAGTTCATCGAAGAGCCGGTGAGCGCCAGCTCCTCCTCGAAGAGAACTCCCTTGCCGGGGATTTCGAGGAAGACCGGCATGATCTGCTCCATCGACACGACCGCGATGGTGTCCGGCGCGAGAGCACGCTCGACTGAGACGTTGAGCAGACCGAAGTCCGTCTCGATCGTCTGCAGGTTGAGTCCGCCCACGTTGCGCGTTCCCACGTACGGGTCGGCCTTGCCGTACTCCGCCGCGTACGCGGCAGTCAGGGCTCGCTTCTGCTTCGACGAGCAGAACAGCGTCGCCGTCTCCTGCTCTCCGATGCCGCCGTTGTCGAACACGGACTGCATCAGGTCGCCGACGAGAGTGCTGGTCAGAGCCGTCGCAGCCTCGATCACTGACACCGTCGCGGTGCCGATCGTGATCGCGGAACCGCTGAGCGTGGCCGAAACCTTGAACGACACTGTCGTGGAGACGTTCACGACGTAGTAGACCGTGTCCTTGCGGACTGCGGTCGACGCCCCCACGTCGGTGAACACGACCTTGTCGCCGTTGGAGAACGCGTGCGTTCCCGTGATGGTGTCGGTCGATGCCGAAGCGTCAACGACCTCACCCGTGGCGATTCGGTTACCCATGATCGACAGCAGGCCCGCCGTCTTGCGCGGCGTGGTGTTGTTCTCCGGCTTCGCCAGGACGCCGTGCCACATCGTGTAGTTCACGTCCCGGGCGATGGTCTTCAAGGCGTTCGCGACCTGATGGCCGTGCTCGTCCGGGACCGGGTTCGCCGCGCCACTGGCAGAGTAGAACGGTGCCGAACCAGGCGTACCGTACTGACCGGTCGCCGCCTGCTTCGTGTAGGAAGTGGAGACCTTCTCCTGGAAGATCTGTGCCACGTTCTCCACGTTCGCACGCACGCGCGACTCGGCAGTGGGAGCGTCGGCACCCTCAAGGCGTGCGCGAATCTCCGGCGCGCGGAGATCCTCGGTCTGCCATTCGAACGCCGGCGAAGTCGTCTGGCCGCCGCCGCCCGACAGTCCGCCCGAACCCGAGAGAAGGGGCGTGTCGGTCGGCGTGATCTCGATCAGATCGCCGTGGAAGTTGGGGAGGTTGAAGGTCGTCCCCAGACCTGTGATTCCAGCCATTGTTTAGCCTTTCGTCTGGGCAGCTTTCTGCTGCCTGAGGGTTGCGACGAGAGCGAAGTTCCGCGACTGGCGTGCCTCCTCAATGGCGGCATCGAAGTCGGGTTCCACGGTCGTCTTGTTTTTGTTCTCGACGAGCGGTGCAGCAGAGGGCTTCACCGTTTCGCCCCTGAATGCGATCAGCGCATCCGCCGCAGCCTCGAGCTCTTCCTGCGTGCTCCCACTGAGCAGATGTGCAGGGACTCCCTTAGCGGCGGCAACTTCAGCGCGTGTCTTGGCGACCGTGAGTTCCGCAAGCTCAGCTTTCGCTTCAGCGAGCGCCTCAGCCTGCTTATCCGACTCCGACTTGTCCCGGTCCTCGAACTCCTTGATTCGAGCTTCAGCGGCGACGGCTCGCTTCTCAGCGGCTGTCTTTGCTTCACGCTCGGACTTCAGAGCTGCGATTCCAGGTGCTCCCAGTGGCTCGTCGAGTTCAGGCTTCGCGCCTTCGGGCTCGACGGGTGCTTCGGGTTCCACGGTCGGTTCGGTTGCAGGTGCTTCGGTCTTAGACATGCGTCCTCCATGTGAATGCGGCAGTCGCGCCGCGCGAACCTCAAACCGTCGCGGAATGAGGAGTAACGAGCCGCGAGAACCTCGCGGACACTTAGGCGGCGAGCTCGGCTGGAGCCGTCTCACCGATGGGAATGAGGGCGGCTTGTGATCGCCCCGTGCGCGGATTCGTCCACGAACCCACGTCGTAGAAGGTGGGTTGCGCTGTGCATCGGCAGAAGTCGTGGAACTTGTCAGCGCCGACCTCGCGGCCGCCTCGGGCTCGAACACCCCGCCCTTGGCCGCCTGCTTTCCCGGCGGTCTGTGAGGGATCAACCCCGCGGCCGATGACCATGCCAGCCGCGGCCTCTGACCTGTATACGGACCCGCGCCCCGCAAGCATCTTGCAGAACTCGCACGCATCCGGCCGGGCTACACGAGCCCACGACACCGAAGCCGGATCAGTGCGAGCATTCAAGTCGATCGTGTCCCGAGCTGCGCCCGCGATCATGCGTTGCACGCCACCGCCGATCAACGACAGCGGGGTCGAATCCGACACGCCAAACAATGGCCGCACACCCCACCGCACCAACCCGTCCACCTTCTGCGGATTCAAGTCAGTCACCGCACGCGCCGTGTATGCAGTAGCGAACGCTTCACCCCGCAAGTCCTCATACCAGGTCGCCGTCAACTCCCCAGACGCAGACACATACGGGCCCACAACCTCGGGGAAAGCATCGATCAGATCATTCCGCACCCGAACAGGCTGTGCCCCGTCAACAGTTGCCAGGAACGCGGCAAGGTCACGGACGGCGAGAGTGCTCAAGTCGTCCATCGCGTTGCGGAACTCGAGCACCTGCGACGCAGTCGCCACCAGCTCCTACTCCTCAACAGGTGCGGAACCGCGACTGCCCGCAACCTCAGCAACCGTCGCATCCGAACGCGCCTCGCTCGCAGCCCCACGCAGAGACGCAACCAGAGACCCCACGCCAGAGCGACGCTTGTCGGCCAGCAACTCGTCAATCTCAGCCTTCGTGTAACCCAGGCGTCGCAACGTCACCTTCGACTCGGCAAGCCACGGAATCGCAGAAACCTGCTTCACCATCGCGTCAGACGCCTCTCCAACAGTCGGCTCGTGCGGACGCCGGAAGTTCGCGGACAGTTGGGACAGGGGGTTAGCTGCCTCAGCAGAGTCCTCGCGAATCATGACAGCGATGCGCATCAGATCCGCCCATCCGCCCTCGAAGCACTTGATCGCCTTCTCCGCCGCGGCGTTGAGCTTCTTGTAACGCGCTTCGACACCTTCCGCCGATGAGGGGTTGTCATGCACCACACCGAGCGTGTCAATCGGGATACCCGTCTCGCCTGAGAACAGAGCAGCGTCCGAACGGATCATCTCGGTGTGAGGTTGCATCGTTGCCTGCGCGAACTGCTGCACAGTGG